TGAGGGCGCGACGGCGGGACGCGAACGCGGCCGGCACCGGCGACGGTGGCGACGGGACGAAGGCGGCGACCGTCACCAAGGCGCTGACGCCTGGCGAGGTCGACCTAGTCGCCGACGCGCTCGAGCCGATCATAATGACGTCGCTCGTCGATCCGGAAGTCGAGAAGATGATCCGCACGTTCGGCCAAGCTGCCATCAGCGAGGTCGGGTTGTCGGCGTCGTTTTCGATGCTGTCGCCGATCGTCGTCGAGCACATCGTTACACGTAGCGCCGTGCTCGTGTCGAACGTCACCGCCACCACGCGCGACGCGATCCGGCGCGCGCTGTTTGAAGGGGTGCTCGCGGGCGACGGGCCTCGGCGGCTGGCGTCGAGGATCAAGGAAGTCTTCGCAGAGGCCTCGCGCGCACGCGCGACGATGATCGCGCGCACCGAGGTCAACACGTCGGCCAACTTCGCACGGTGGCAGGGCATGGCACAAAGCGGCCTCGTCGTCGCCCGTCGGTGGCTGACGGCTCGCGACTCGCGCGTGCGTGATCAACATCGTTTCCTGAACAACAAAACCGCAGGGATAAACGATCCCTTCAACGTCGGCGGGTTCAGCGCGATGCACCCAGGCGGGTTCAGCGTCGCGCGCCTCGACGTCAACTGTCGATGCACCACGATCCCGGTGATCGCGATGACCGACGAGGTCAGCGAGCCGGGCGGCGACGGGCAGCGTGACGCCGACGACGCCGTCATCAAGGGTCCGTTTGACGCCGACGCAGAGATCGACGTCCTCGACGAGTACGCCGATCGGCTGTTCGCGGAAATGCAGAAGTGGGAAGACTCGATCGCCGTCGTCGTGCGCAAGGCTCTCGCGCAACAGTCGCTCGACGTCCTCGACGCACTAGAACGACTGGCAAGGTGACGATGAAATACCTGAACGCGGAAGAATTCAAACGACTGCAAGGGCTCGACAGCGATGGCAGCGTCGACGCGATAGTCGACGAGGGCCTTGCTCTTCGCAAGTTTGGGATCGTCACCATCGACGACGGCGGCCACGAAGAGAAGGCCGACGACCAGACAGACGGATTTACGATCCCGTTCACGATCTCGACCGTTGCCGTCGACCGTGACGGCGACACGATCAACCCGAAGGGGTGGGATCTGAAAGAGTACAAAAAAAACCCCGTGGTCCTGTGGGCTCACGATCCACGGCAGCCGCCGATCGCGCGCGCCGAGAAGACGTTCATTGACCGGGAGCGAAACACGCTGCGATCAGAGGCGGCGTTTCCGCCGGCGGACCTGTACCCGTTCGGGAACATGGTCGGCCGCATGTTCCGCCGCAAGTTCCTGAACGCCGTCTCGGTCGGCTTTCGTCCTACCGAGTTCAAGCTGAGTGACGACGGGGAGCGACAGGGTCAGTTCCCGACTGACTTCAAGCGGCAGACTTTGCTTGAGTACAGCGGCGTTCCGATCCCGTCGAATCCGGAAGCGTTGATCGAGGCGCGCGGCGTCATGGACCTGTCGCCCATGATCGAGTGGGCCGAAAAGATCCTCGACGGAGAGGGCGCGCTTGTCGTGCCACGGTCGACGATGGAAAGCGTTTGGAAGCACGCACGGGGGGACCGCGTGATCGTGGTGATCAAAAGCGGCGGCGCAGTCGAGCCGATCGACACCGTCGACGACGCGACACCGTCAACCGAGGACACGAGCGACGAGGCCGCGCCGGTCATCAGTGCCAGTGACGAGTCACGCGACGTCGACAGTACTGTCGCAGTCGACAACGCAGAACCGCTAGACACGGGGATCGAGTCGCGCAATGCTTCGATGACGCGCGACAAAGTGCGCGAGGTTGTCACCGCAGCGGTTCGCTCGGAAATCGCCGCACTCATAGCCGCGACCAAAGGGAGATCGACAGAATGAGCGAAATCACCACACGCGAAGACGTCGCCGCAGTCGTCCGCGAAGTGCTCGGACAAGAGCTGTCCGAGGTCCGCGAAATGTTCTCCGCAAAGGGCGCCGAAATGGCGGCCAACGCTGACGCACTGAAGGCCGCGAGTGTCGCGGCTGACGACGCGCGTGAAGCCGAGGCGGCAAAGGCGGTCACGAATCGCCGATTCACCTACTCGTCGCCATTCGAGGGCGGGCCAGAGAACAGCAAGCGCGATCAGGGCATCGCCGCTGCTCGCTTCATTCGCCTTCTCGCTGCCGGCAAGGGCGACACTGAGCGCGCGGCCAAGGTCGCCAAGCAGTGGGGCGACGACTTCATGGCGAAGGCCTTGAATGAGTCCGTTTTTGAAGCCGGCGGGGCGCTCGTCCCCGAAGACTTTATGACGGAGATCATCGAGTTGCTCCGCGCTCGCACCGTCGTGCGTGCCGCTGGCGCGACGTCGATCCCGATGCCGCGCGGGCAGGTGTCGATTCCCTACCAGAGCGGATCGGGAACGGCGTCATACATCGGCGAGTTGCAGAACAACCCGCCGAGTCAGCAGCAATGGGCGCAGCTGACCCTGGTCGCAAAGAAGCTTGCGGCCCTCGTGCCGATCAGCAACGACCTTCTGCGCGATGCGTCGCCGTCCGTCGACACTCTCGTGCGAAACGATCTCGTGCAGATCATGTCGCTGCGCGAGGACATTGCGTTCATTCGCGACGACGGCACGAACAACACGCCCAAGGGCATGCGCTTCCAGGCGCCGGCCGGACACGTCAACGCGATCAGCGGCGCGGCCCTCGCCGATATCACCAACGACCTGCACGACATGATGCTCGATCTCGAGAACGAGAACATCCCAGGCGTTCGCCTCGGGTGGATCTTCGCCCCGCGGACAGCGTCGGGGATCATGCGTCTCCGTGACGCCAACGGAAACTTCGTGTTCCGTGAAGAAATGCTCACCGGCAACCTGATGGGCGTTCCGTTCTACAAGACCACGCAGATCCCGACCAACCTCGGCGGCGGAACGGACAGCGAATTCTACCTCGCTGACTTCTCCTCGCTGGTCATCGGCGAGAGCATGGGCTTGCAGATCAGCGCGTTTGAAGGCGGCGCCTACAACGACGGAAACGCCGTCGTCAGCGGCATCAGCACCGACCAGACCGTGCTTCGCGCGATCGCTCGTCACGACTTCGGCGCGCGTCAGCGCGGCAATGAGATCTCGATCAGGACCGGCGTTTCCTACTGAGCGCAGCGCGCTAGGAGAAAGATCATGCACAAAGACATTGGCGCACTCGCCGAAACGAACCGGCTACACCTCGCCGACTGGGCCACGGGCGACAGCGGCGTCGCTCAGAACGGCGTTCACCTCGACACGCAAGCGCAGCTTGCGGACGCTGACACAAACTACCAGTCAAAGCGGACGGGGCAGATCGTTGTTGACGTCAATGCGACGCTGACCGTGGCGAACACCCTCGCTCTCGTCGGCACGTTGCAGCACTCGCCCGACGACGGCGCCGGCTCTCCGTCCGGGTTCGTCAACGTCCCTGCGGGGACGCTGCTCGGCACGGCGCACCTCGGCACGGGTGACATTACCGCGCTCGCTATCGGCACGGTTTTGCAGGCCGCCCCAAGCGTCAAGTTTGTGCTCGGCCCGATCGACCTGACCCGGCTCGAGCGACACGTTCGCCTCGTCGTCACGCCGACATTCACCAACGCGGCAGACACGGCCGTTGTGGCGGTGCATGTGATCACGGGCGGCTCGTCGATCCGCCCGGTCGACGCGCTGGCGGGTTGACCTGAGTGGCTAGGGCCATTCGGTTCAAACAAAAGGTCTCGCCGTATAACGCGGGAGAGAGCGCCGGCTTTGCCGACGCTGTCTCCGCGCGTTATGTCGCGGCCGGCCTCGCTGACTACGTCGTCACAGACGTACCGATCGCGCCGGTCACGAAGGCGACGCCGCCTTCCGTCCCGGCGCCGGACGCCGATGACGACGGGGACGGCGGGCAACCCGACACGGTGCCGCAGGCCGACGACGAGAAACCAAAGGAACGCGGCAGCGTGCGACGCAAGCGACGCAAAGGCGAGTGAGGTTCGCCGACGGTGACGAGCGCGCGCGCGCGATGGTGGAGAGCGGGATCGCAGTAGACGAGGCCACGGCCCTGTCGATCTCCGACGCTGAGCCGGGAAGGGTCGAGGACGATGACAGCCCTAGCCGCCAACGCGCTCACCTCATTGCAAGCGGTCAAGCAAGAGCTACGGCTGACGACGAATGACGACGACGTTTATTTGCGTCGCCAGATCAACAGCGTCTCGGGGGCGATAGAGGATTTCCTCGGTCGCCCCCTCGGCTATCAGGCGGGGATCGTCGAGTTGGTCGCCGGCTTCGGCGGCAACCGCATCCTCGTTTCCCGTCGCCCCGTCTTGGTTCTTACTGCCATCACCTTCGCGGGCCAAGTCTCTGTCGACGTCGCCGACGTCGAGATCGAGGACGCCGAGGCCGGTTGGCTGTACTGGTCGGGCGGGTTCCCGTGGACGGTCCCGATGCCGACCGGCACGATCAGCGGCTCGCCGTTGCCGGGTCACGAAGATCGATCGATCAGTGTCACGTACAGCGGCGGCTATGTGCTGCCCGCCGGCGTGTCCCCGACGCTGCCGGCAGCGATCGAGGACGCCGCGATCCTTGCCGTCTCTCAGAAGTTCCAGCAGCGAGGGCGGGATCGCTCTGCGACGAGTGAACGGCTGATGAGCTACGGCATCACGTATGGTGGCGGCCGGAACAGCACGGCGACGACGGCGCGCATGTTCCCGTCCTCTCCGTTCAGCGACGAGGTGACGTCGTTGCTGACGCCGTACCGCGACGTGGCGCAGGCGTGACGACGTGGCGATCGAATCGTTCCTAGTAGACCTCTGCACCGTCGCCCGGTACGTCGACCGCGACGAGTACGGTGACAAACTGTTCGGGCCTAGCGAGGTCGTCCGCTGTCGTCACGAGCGAGGGACAACGCAGATCAGGGATGCCGACGGGGACACGCGGGCGAGCACCGACAGTCTCGCGACCGTTGTCGCCATCGGACAAAACGATCGCGTGTGGCTACCAGGGCGGAACACTGACGACGTCAGCGAAGCGACGTCGCCGATCAGCGTCCGCAACGCGCGCAGCAGCGACGGCCGCCGCTTGTCTCTTCATATGACTTACTTCTAAGGGGCGGCAGGCATGGCGACGTCGTCGACAGTGAAGGGAGGGGACAAGGTGCGCCGGATGATGCGGCGACTACAGCGGCAGGCGCCGCAGGCTCTCTTGCGTGCGCTATTCGAGGAGGGGTTGCGCATCTTTGAGGCGTCCCAGCTCGAGGTTCCCGTCGACACCGGCAGGCTTCGCGGGTCGGGGTTGCTTGGCGTCTTGCGTCCCGCGCGCGCGATCATGGGCGGCGCCGTCGTGGTCGCGTATGGCACCGCCTACGCGCTGCGCATTCACGAGAACACGGGGGCAGACAAAGCGCGCGGCGCGCGCGGCGCGGCTGGCCGACGTGGCGAGAAGGTGCGCGGCGCGCAGATCGGGAAAAGCAAATACCTTGAAGACCCGTTCAAGCGCGCATCGGTTGGGATGTTCCCGCGCGTGGCACGCCGAACGAAGAACCTGATCGCCGAGAGGCGTGACGTCGCTGAGCCGCAACGGCAGCGAGGGAAGAAAGGCAAATCATAAATGGTTGCCGTCGCTGCGTTCTTCCCTGACGAGGCGGTCATGGGCGTGGTGAGAACCGCGATCCCGTCGCTGGTTCTCGGCCGGTCGCTGCTGGTCGGGCCGGTGCGATCGCCGGATGACGACGGCGGCGTAAACCATAAATGTGTTTTTGTCCTCGTCACGGCGGGGAACCAGTCGAGGCCGATCAAGGGGGGCGCCGACGAGCGCAGCCCTTCGATCCAGATCACGGTCAGGTCAGATCCGCCAAGCGCGCCACGCGCCTTTCGCGACGGGCAGACACTCGCGCGCGCGGTCTACGAAGCTGTGGATCAGAGTCCGCCGGCCGGATATTGCGAGGTGCGTGCCGTGTCTTCACATCCTCTCTACATAGGAGAGGACGAAGAGGGCCGCCATGAGTGGACGATCAACCTGCTGATGGTCGTTGACGTGACGACGTAGAATCGCAAGGGTGTTACCTTGTGATTCTGGTTTTTCCTGAGAGGTCAGAACGATGGCAACCGAAACCGTTTACTTCGTCGCCACCTACGACAACGAGGCTAGTGGCCCGTTCGTCGCGCTCTCCACCACGTTGCTCTCATGGTCTGCGGGCGCGAGCACCGGCTACATCGTCTCTGTGATCGACGACGGCACCACCGGCAAGCTCCACGTCGCTCTCGTCACCGGGTCCATCCCGACGAACAACCTCGTGCTTACCCAGGGCGCGACGACGGCGGACTGCTCCGGCCCGGCGCCAAGCGGCGACAGCGAGCCGCTCTTGTACCCGGCTTACTTCCGCAACGACGTCACCTTGCCTGCGACGGGCGCGGCCGTGTGGGCTGGTCCTGCGCTCGGCGCCACGCACTCGTTCCTGTTCGACGGGCAGACGGCCAACGTCGTCGTGGGTGAGATCCTCACCTTCTCGCCCGGCGGACAGACGTGTGAGGTCGTCACCGTCGTCAGCGATGCCGGCGTCTCCGGTGAGTTGGATGTGCGGTGGATCACCTTCCTCGACACGCTCGGATTTCCCGACGACAACGACACGTTTACCGGCGACGTCATCGGCGACGGCACGTTGAACGGCGTGGTTCATCCTCGGTGTTACTCGCCGCTGAACCTTCACCGTTTGCTCGCCGACCTGAACGACGACAGCAGGCACGCCGGCAACGACGTGTGGAGCGCGTACAACGCGACGCCGTCGGCTCGCATCACCGACTCCATCGCGCAGCTCCTCGCCGGGGTGACGATCACCGACGAGATCGCGCAGCATATGTACGGTGGCTCCGTCGATCACACGTCCGGCGCTGTGCAGTACTCGGGTCTGGCGATTCAGATCACCGACCCCGACGGGCTCGCGAACCCCGTCGTCATCAAGAACGATGCGATCGTGACGGCGTACTGGGAGAACGCCTACATGCCCGACAGCATCATCGGGCGCGTGCGCATCCTGCTCAAGACGCGCGAGGACGCCGT